GCCTCATCAAGAGAAGGCATTACATGAGCTGGCCAACGGTAAGATATTGTGGGGTGGCGTAGGAAGCGGTAAGTCTCGAGTTGCTGTAGCCTACTATCTGAAGAATCTCCACGACATCGATATCTACGTAATAACTACTGCTAAGAAAAGAGACTCCCTCGACTGGAACAAGGAGTTCGCACGGGCTGCCATAGGGTTACATGCAGATGCTACCTCACGTGGTATCCTAACTGTCGACAGCTGGAACAACATCGACAAGTACAGTCACGTGGAGGATGCATATTTCATCTTCGACGAGCAGAGACTGGTAGGTAGCGGCAAGTGGGTAAAAGCCTTCCTGGAGATCGCAGGTCACAACCACTGGATCCTTCTGACTGCGACTCCAGGCGATACCTGGATGGACTATATTCCCGTCTTCATCGCAAACGGCTTCTACAAAAACCGTACGCAGTTCAAGCGGGAGCATGTCGTCTACAAGGCGTGGTCGAAGTTCCCGAAGGTGGAACGATATCTGGCCACAGACCGTCTGAACAAGCTGAAGAACAAGATACTGGTCCATATGCCCTACCCGAAGCTGACGGTCAGGCACTCCTTCACCAGGTACGTCGACTACAACGAAGAGCTTGTACAAACCGTGGTCAAGAACCGCTGGCATATCTATCAGAACCGGCCGATCAGGGACATCGCAGAGCTGTTCCTGGTTCTGAGGAAGATAATCAACAGCGATCCGAGCCGCGTCCGTACAATCCAGGAACTGCTCGAGGAACACCCCAAACAGGTCATATTCTACAACTTTGACTACGAGCTCGAGCTGTTGCGAAATCTCGGTAAGGATGTCCAGGTAGCAGAGTGGAACGGGCACAAACACGAGGATATCCCCCAAAGTGGCGACAGTTGGGTTTATCTGGTACAATACGTGGCAGGATCGGAGAGCTGGAACTGCACGGAGACCGATACGATCCTTTTCTACTCCCTGACATATTCGTACAAGAACTGGGAGCAGGCGCACGGACGGATCGACAGGATGGACACTCCGTTTACAGATCTGTATTACTACGTTCTAAGGAGTAAGAGCGTGATCGACCGGGCAATCTGGCGGAGTTTGAGCGCGAAAAAGAACTTCAACGCGGCCAGTTTTCCACTTGAAATGCTCGAAAACGGTGCCAACAAAAATCTTGGCAAAAATCTTGGCAAATGACCTAATAGCTGAAAAGGGGTGAAAATGAGGGTCAGAACGGGGTCGAAAAAGTGTCAAAACGTGATTTTTTGGGCCCGTTTCGAGCACCCCATTTTTAGGCGATTTTAGGCCCTTTTTAGATATTAGTCAATTTGCCAAGATTTTTGTTTGGCAAAAATTTTTAACTATTAGGCCTGTTCAAGGCCATCATCAAGGGAGCTTTTTACCTGCAAATAGAAACTTTTACGAAATGTTGTCTATGTAGACAACTTAGAGTTTTTTTTGCCAAGATTTTTTCCAAAAAGTTTTTTATATTGTGCTAATTCCTTACTGTACGCGTAACTTGTTTACAAAATAGACAACATTAGATATTAGTCGTTTCATATGAAAAAGTTTTTGCCCAAAAATCTTGGCAAAGTAATCTGATCAGGCAACACGCATTTTTCACCCATCTTCCTCAAGGCAGCGCGCTTTTCCCAAGGGCTCTTTAAAGTTTGGAGAAATATGGACCAGATGACCCTCTTTGAGCATGAAGAGTGGAGAGTTATAGAACAATTTCCTGATTACAGCGTCAGTGATCGTGGGAGGATTCGCTCTGACAAATTCGACAGGATCATGGTACTTTCCGAGAATCAGTTTGGGGTAGTGCAGGTAGGTCTTATGCGAGATGGAAAGCAAAAACACCGATCTGTGCCACTTTTGGTCGCCAAAGCCTTTCTAAGCCCTCCTGAGCCTCCGTTTGATACACCCATTAACTTGGATGGGGATAGGCATAATAACGCCGTAGAGAACCTTACATGGCGTCCTAGGTGGTTTGCTATTCGATACAACCAACAGTTTCGATACCCTCGTCAGTACACGATTGAGGAGCCTATTGTCGATCTCAAGACCAATGAAGTCAGCGAAAACTCTTTTGAGTGTGCCAAAAGGTATGGCTTACTCGAGGAGGATCTTATTTTTTCTATTCAGCATCGTACTTATGTGTGGCCTACTTATCAAGAATTCGGCATCTATAGTGGGTAGGTGGAACTCGCATATTTAGATCAAGAGGGGTGGAAAAACTAATTAGTTATTAGATAGTGTCGCAATCGCGGTTTATAATAGAAGGAATAGAATGCGCATCTCTTATTTTTTTGTATTTATTGATTCGCAAGTGGTGGGAGGAGGATCATGGCAAACCAAATCAATCTCCAGCCGCAAGTTTTGAACCTGTCACTGTATGCTGGAGATGGGGTTGAGTTTAGATTAGTGTGCAAAGATGGCAGCGGTGATCCTATCGACATCACTGGCACAGTAACTGCACAAATTCGGTTGGATCGCCTAGCAGCGACCGACCCAATAGTTGAATTTGCAACCAGTATGGTAGATGCTTATCAAGGAATTGTGGTACTGTCATTGACTGAGGATCAGACCAGAGACTTGGTAATGGATCCTTCGGCCAAGTCTGGAAAGTTTTTAGGCGTATGGGATATTCAATGGACACCGGCTAATACACCACCACGAACGTTGTGTCAAGGAACCGTGGAATGTGTTTCCGATGTTACTAGATGACGTAGTCATAACAGTTGAAACAAAAGACACCGATATTTTCGTTCAAGATACGTCGGATGTATATTTGTCGGTCAAACCTGTTACTGATATCGACGTCACAGTTTCGAACGAATTGGATATTGAAAATGTGGTTGTTGAGGTAGCAGAAGCTCAGATCAAGCTCGAGAAGTTAGAAGATATTGATGTCTCGATTTTTCAAACTCCAGATGTCATCGTATTGACTGCGGCCAATGTAGGAGCACAGGGAGAGCAAGGACCGCCAGGAGATACTGGAGCAACAGGACCACAAGGTCCCCCGGGTCCAGCTGGAACTTCTCTTGCTTCATATTTGTATCAATGGAAGACAGCTACCGATGCTAGTGATCCTGGTCATGGATTTATGAAGATGAATGGACCAGTTTCTACGGCAACGGAATTTTATGTGTCTGAATATGATCAGCAAGGCCAGGCGGCCATCGGACTTGGACTTTTAAATTCTGGCGATGACCTGTTTGTATACGAGGCTAATCAAGTAGACACTTGGAATCGATATACGATTTCCACAAAGGTAGATAATGGGGAATGGTTCACTATTGGGATTTCTCTAGTCGAATCTGGATCATTACCATTAACCCCTGGCCAAAATGAAGACATGCAACTCGTCACTCCTATGCGTGGTGAGCCTGGCCCTCCTGGTCCAACAGGTCCTCAAGGTCCAACAGGTCCCCCTGGTCCAACAGGTCCTCAAGGCCCAGCCTCAACTGTTCCAGGTCCTCCAGGTCCTGTGGGTCCAGCCGGTAGTGTTGATGTGTACGAGCAGCCCAATACTCCAACTGAGCCGACTGAAATTGGATCTCTTTGGATTGATACAGATGCTCTTCCGCCAGGCGTGTCTCCCACATTCATATTTGTACAAGGTTCACCATTGGCGACTTGGACTATTGTCCATAATTTGAATAAATTGCCATCGATAACAGTTGTCGATTCTGGAAACAGCGTCATCATTCCTAGTGTTCATTATGATAGCGTAAATCAAATCACAGCAACCTTTGGTTCCGCGACTTCGGGGAAGGCGTATCTCAACTGATGCCAACTCTTGGTAACGCACTCGATTTTTCCAAGTATGAGGCGCGAAATATCAGAGCGCATCAGCTTGGTGCAGCACCTTCATCACCCGTAACCGGTCAGTTGTATTATAACACCGCTGACAACACGCTTTATTGGTGGGATGGAAGTATTTGGCAATCGGCTAAAGGTGGTGTGAGTTCTATTCCCGATGCTTCGACAACCACCAAAGGTATCATTCAGCTTGCTGGCGATCTCACAGGTACTGCTACGAATCCTCAGATTGCAACCGGCGTTATTACTGATGCCGATGTCAATGCTGCGAATAAAGATGGTCTTACCACTGTTCCGTCCTTACGCACGCTGAGCTTTCAGCCGCAAGCTGCTCTGCCAGGTAACGCTCGTCTCGATCAGATTGCGCAGCCAACGCTTTCCGTTGGTTTCGGTAGCCAGAAAATTGTCAACCTTGGCGCTCCTACTGCGGCTTCAGATGCTGCAACTAAGGGGTATGTAGATGGGTTTGTTCAAGGTCTAGATTCTCACGCATCAGTTAAGGCTGCTTCGACGGCCAATCTGACGCTCTCAGGCACCCAGACTGTCGATGGAGTCGCGCTCATTGCTGGCGACCGGGTTCTGGTCAAGGATCAGACTACTCCAGCCCAGAATGGTATCTACTCCGTATCGGCAACATCTTGGAATCGTGTCACTGATATGGACTCTTGGATAGAAATTCCGAATGCTTATGTTTGGGTGGAGCAAGGGACGACTCAGGCAGATACAGGCTGGGTAGTCACGTCTGATCAAGGCGGCACTCTTGAAGTCACGGCCATTACCTGGGTTCAGTTCTCAGGAGCTGGCCAGATTATTGCCGGAGCCGGTCTAACGAAAACTGGCAATACGCTCGACGTTGGTGGTACGGCGAACCGAATCACGGTCAATCCTGACACAGTGGACATCGCCGCCAATTATGTTGGACAGGCTTCGATCACGACGCTCGGTACAATCACGACTGGTGTCTGGAACGGTTCTGTTGTCCCGGTGGCCAATGGCGGTACGAGCGGAACGACGCCTATTACGGCTCGTAACAGTCTTCAGGCTCCTGGCATCTATAGAACAACTGCGCCAGCATCAACTGGAACGACTGCTGTAATTCCACAATCAACGCATGGTCTAACGGCAGGACGGTATTTGTTAGTTCAGGTAGCCGACACTACGAGCCAAAATGTCGAAATACCTGATGTCAATATTGATGGCGCTGGACAGGTTACGATTACTTGGGGTGCGCCAGTGACTGCCAATACAAAATTTGTAACAATCGTTGGCTGATGACTGAGATCACTGGTAGACTCCGTATTCCTCGGCTGGCCGCTGCGCCCGCTTCACCAACGGTCGGCGAGATGTACTACGACACGACCGTCAACGTTCTTTATTGGTGGAACGGGACAGCCTGGATCTCTTCGGCGGGCGGCGGTTCCGCAACCTTGCCACAGCGTCTCCAGACCGGCGGACAACAGGTTACCGACTGGAACGCGGCGACGCAGGCTGGATGGTATTGGGGTAATTATAATGCAATAAATGGTCCTCCAGCTGGTGGAGTTTATCTGGCAGGTATTGTATATGTTGAAGATGATCTCCCTGTGGGGGGTGGTACTCCTTACGCCATTCGTCAGCAAGTATGGTCGATTGAGGATGCAACAGCTAATAATACCAATAGATTACCAATCAATCAAGCTTCTTGGGCACGTTCAAGAATTGGAGGGCAATGGGGAGCTTGGATAAGTCTTGACGATAGATTAACTTATACAGGAAATTATGCTAGTGTTTACTATAATGAAGGCGAAATTGTAGTTCTCAATGGTGTCGCTTATCTTTGTACAAAGAGTACCAACTCTGCTCCTGTTGCTTGGCCTGGTGGTCCTCCAGCTATACCTGCGTATCCATCTCCGGGGCGTGGCTTGATCGGAAATCTTCCGGCGACTCCAACCGATGGACAGGAGTATATCGTTGTCGATTCGCTAACGAACCCAGCTTATTCCTGGCACATGCGCTACAACGCGAGTAGCACTTCGACATACAAGTGGGAGTACATCGGTGGATCGTCCCTTGCGACATCGAATTATCCCAACGCTGTTCTCAACACGCTTACCGCGATTAGCGTGGGCACGTATTATGTGCCTGCTGTGACTCTTGTGATACCACGTGCGGGAGAATGGGTGGTTTCCGCCACGGCTACCTTTCAGAACAACGGCGCAGCGGTGCCTAATTACGTAATGATTCAGCCGTTCATCTCGTCCACCATCGCTGCCGTCCGAGGCGAGGCCGTATTTACATCAGATACTTGGTTCATATCGACTGCGTTCACTGATTGTTCCATGTTCGGTAGCACTGCTGGCGTCAATCTGGGAGCCGCAATCTCCAGCGCCAACTACACCATTCACAAGCTGCTGTATATCAATACCTCTATCTACCCGAGACGGTTCTGATGAGTACACCCGATCCTACAACAACAAATTGGGTACCTATTTGGTCATTATCTGGTGGAGTTAACCAAGCATATCTCGGTGCCTGGGCAGCGGGTACGTATCAGCCTGGGCAAATTGTCGTAGACAATGGTATAGAATATCTTTGCGTTCGACAAACGACGAAGCGACCTACTCCTTGGGCCATGTCACAGGCGGCGACTTATGGCACGACGCTCCCGGCTTCTCCGATAGATGGGCAGGAGGCTGTCTTGGTTGACTCGCTTACGAACCCATCTTATCAGTGGCGTTTCCGGTATAACGCAAACAGCACGTCGGCGTATAAGTGGGAGTTTGTTGGTGGTTCTCCGCAGGTCTCAGCGTCGCTGAACCTGAGCGACACGCTTGCGACGGGATGGGTTGTCCAGAGCAATCCACCCGCTATCGGCTTCCCGCGTAACGGTGAGTACCACGTCTCGCATTCGGCGATGTTCTACCAGGGAGGCGCGGCCGCAACGCAGGTTGGTCTTGGTACGGGCATCGTCGGCTCGCTGGCTGGTGACCAGGCGCACGCGATTATCGGGGGCACCTACACCTACACGCAGCTTGCCATCGTGGAGCACATGATGGCGTTCACCACCGCTCAGTACATTCAGCAGATCACGTACTCAAGCGCGGCTGGAGTAACGATCAACCAGCGGATCATGACCGTACAACCGAAGCGAGTCTCATGAGTGTCTACGTTCCAGATCCAGCTTTGAATGATTGGGTTCCTCTTTGGAATCTTGGAAACAATGTTCCTGCAGTACAACCTGCTGCTCGTGTTTATCACAGTGTTGCGCAGTCGATTCCTACTGGTGTAGCGACAACATTGAATTTTGATAGTGAGCGCTTTGATACTGACAATATTCACGATACTGTCACGAACAATGATCGCTTGACTTGTCGAACGCCGGGTAAGTATGTCGTTGGTGCTGGTGTTCACTTTACCGGAGCAGGTGGAAACTATCGTCAACTTATTCTTCTAGTTAATGGAACGATATATGCGATTGATAGACGACCTCCTCTTGGCGGTGGTGTCGGTCTTCAGAGTCATCTCAATACAACCGTAGACTTGCGTGCTGGCGATTACGTACAAGTCCAATATGGGCACGATATTGGTTCAGGAAGTTCTGTCATCCTTGGAGGCAACTATTCTCCTGAATTTTGGATGGCACTCATAGGTGGGATGCAAGGGCCAGCGGGCGTAGGCGTTCCGACTCCGGTTGTGAACGGTCAATGGATCAAGGGTGTCGGCGGCGCGGCAGTCTGGTCGGCCATTGCGGCGTCAGATATTGCCGGTTACCCAGGCGGTGACCAGACGAAGGCGTTGTCCGGCGACGGTAGCTGGCAGCCGTTTCTGCGCATGTTCAGCTCATCGCCGTTGAAAGTTCAGATCGGCGGGCCGGTGACTCTCAGCTTCCCCGCCGGTTCGGGCCAGCTCACCATCAACCTGGCCCAGGCTTGGCCTGCGAGCCACAGCGTTTTTGTGGCGACTGCCTGGCCGCTCGCGCACTGGAACTTCTCGTACCAGGGTTCGCTTCCACAGAACGCCGGAGCGGGCTACATCGCCGTCAACAACACCACTGCTCAGCAAATGAGCTGTTCCTGGGTGAGCTTCGGCTACTAAGGAGTAATATGGTGGCTATATCGCTGGCTCTCCATTCTGCCGAAGCGCCTTGCATGACAACTAACTCGATGGATGTGAAAGGGGAAACGATATGCTAATTACGGTAACTGTGCAGCTCGGAGATGGAGAAGCGTTTCCTCACACAGCCGACGAAGCTGCAAGTTTGGTGCTCAATGCACTTGGTGGTGATGATACAAAGGACCATTGCTCGTTTTCGATCTTATCATTTCCTGTTTCAGGCACAGCAGGCACATTGCCTGGTAATCCTCCAGGATGAGTATCGTCAACGCCCACCCGGTACGAGTCAGAACCTCCGATGGTTGGCAGGAATTGGCTCTTACTGGACCACAGGGTCCTCCTGGACCAGCAGGTGGCATCCCTGGTGAGGTAAAGCTCTGGCCAGGAGTGACTCTACCTGATGCAGTCAAGTACGGAAAATGGGTATGGGCTGACGGATCGTCATATTCTTCGGCTACCTATCCCGAGGCTTCGACAAATATCGACCCAAGATGGAAGACGTTTGGTGGTTTGGTCGATCCTGGAGCGGGCAATTTCAGAGTTCCTGATATGCGAGGTCTTATTCCCGGTGGTATGGATCAAATGCCTGGTGGTGCGCGCGCTAATAGAGTTACAAGAGCTGCGGCTATCACTATTGCAACGATGACGGGATCAGAATATTACAGTCTTGCCATAGCTGATCTTCCTTCGCATAACCATGGTGCTGCAACCGGTGCGGAAGCTGCACACACGCATACAGTCACAACGGGAACCGAGTCTGCCGATCATTCGCACTATACGTCGACAGGTGGAGCTTCAGCAGGCCATGTTCATTATGCAGGAGCAGCCAATGGTAACGTCGGTGGTTGGGTAGCTTCGACATATCTCTACAACACTATTCCGATGGGTGGTGGTTACACTACGACACCAGGCGGTAGTGTCGCCGTGCCTGACTCAACGAGTCGTAACTTGGATCGTGATGCTAACAGTTTTGCAAATTATGTTTCCGGTGCTCATCAAGACCATTCCCATGCAGGTACTTCTGGTGGTCGTAGCGCTGGACATACACATAGCGGCACAACTGCCGGTGGTTCATCGCATTCTCACTCGATCCCAGCGCAAGGTGGAGGCGGCGCACACGAGAATATGCCTCCGACGGTATTTGTCCCTTATATTGTGAGGTTGGATGGATGAAATATCATCACAAGTCCGAGAAACAGCATTATGAAAAGACTGCTGCCTCGCATTCAAAGGAGATAGGTAAGGTAAAGGCTACCAAGAAGAAAAGTCAAGATATACACGAAGAGGCTATGGCTGAATGGCAAGCAGCCAAGGATGCTCATGATGAACATCGGGAAAAAGAGGCAAAGAAACATGCGGATAATCACGAGCAGTGGCGGATTACTCATGCTGCTTGGGAAAACGGAGAGTTTCCTGAAGGAAGCGATCCTCCTCTCGAGCCGGAAGAGTTGATCGTTCCAGAATATCCGTTGACTGCTCCAGAACCTCCCCCTCCTCTTCCAGAACCAGAGCCTCCCGAGCCTTTGAATACCTATCAAGCACGTAAGGTTGAGGAGCACGAAGAGATTGAAACACAGGATGGAACTGTTTTAGTTCTTGCTGGAAGATATGTCATGACCGATCCTGCTGGTAATCAATTCTCTGTCTCCGAAGAAGAACTCAATCGATTCTTCGAAAAGGAGAAAAAATGACAGAGAATCAATATCAGGCAAAGTTGATCCGGAAGATCAAGAAGATGTTTCCTGGGTGTGTGGTTCTCAAATCTGATTCATCATATTTACAAGGAGTCCCAGATTTGATCATTCTTTGGGAATTCAATTGGGCTTCCTTGGAAGTCAAGCCTACGGCCAAGGCTAGCAGGCAACCTAATCAAGACTACTACGTGGAGCAATTAGACGAGATGTCGTTCGCTGCCTATATTTACCCCGAAAACGAAGAGGAAGTTCTGAGTGCGCTTCAACAGGCATTTAAGTCTCCAAGGAGAGCATGCGTTCTTAAGTCCTAGTCAGTATCATTGGATTCATTACACACCCGACAGATTACTCGAGCGTTGGACTGCAGCTCAAGCTTCGGCATATGGTATTGCGCAGCACGAATACGCTCACAGAGAGATCTTAGCAGGGAGACGCTCTGCTCTCGTCGGTACTATCGGGTTGTATATAAACGATGCGATTCAATTTAGGATGAATTGTGAGCAAGTTCTTTATTATTCGGAGAATTGTTTCGGAACCGCCGATACAATTTGCTTTCGTTACAACACTCTGCGAATTCATGATTTGAAAACTGGGGTATATCCTGGCTCTGTTCATCAACTTGAAATATATGCCGCGTTGTTCTGTCTCGAGTACGACAAGAATCCATTCGAAATAAAGATGGAACTGCGTATCTATCAGGACAACGAGGTTATGGTATTCGACGCCGATCCAGAGGATATTTCGTTCATCATGGAGAGAATCCGATATTTCGATAAGTTGATCGGTCATCGTAAACTCGAGGAAGAAACGTAGGGAGGTGATTTCATGGTGGTAATCTCGGAAGAAAATCATCTAAAGCACTATGGAACTCCCCGACATTCCGGTCGATATCCTTGGGGTTCCGGTGATGCGAATCCTGAAAGCACTCGTAACAGGCATCTTCTGCAAACTGTGAAGCATCTTCGACAACAAGGCATGTCGGAATCTGAGATTGCCAAAGGAATGGGTGTTTCGGTAACTCAGCTTCGAGCTCAGAAGTCGATTGCTCTTGCTCAGCAGAAGCAAGACAAGATCTATACCGCTCAGCGTTTGAAGGACAAAGGTTGGTCGAACGTAGAGATCGGTAAACGAATGGCTTTGAATGAATCCTCGGTTCGTGCTCTTCTTGCTCCTGGTGAGAAAGACAAGGCCGATGCTATTCAGACCACAGCAAATATGCTCAAAGGCCAAGTCGATCAGAAGAAGTACATCGATATCGGCAGTGGTGTCGAGCATCAAATTGGTGTTACCTCGACAAGACTCAAGACTTCTGTAGCTGTTCTACAAGAGCAGGGATATCAGGTTCACCCGATCAAGGTTCAACAAGGTGGAACTGGTAAGTTCACAACTATGAAAGTGCTGGCTCCTCCTGGTACGACTCTTTCTGAGGTTCAGAGAAACAGAGCTCAGATTAGGCAGATTCAGGAATATTCTGAAGATCACGGTCGAAGCTTCTTGAAAGTTCAGCCTCCTTTGAATCTCAGCTCGAGAAGAGTTCAGATAGTCTCTGGTCCTGAAGGAGCAAAAGCTGATGGTATGATTTATGTCCGGCCTGGAAAGAAAGATCTCTCTATCGGTTCATCTCCCTATGGACAGGTTCGTATCGCCGTCGACGGAACGCATTATCTGAAAGGAATGGCCGTCTACAAAGACGATCTTCCTCCTGGCGTCGATGTTCAGTTCCATACGAAGCAACCCGATACAGGTCGTAAGAAAGATGCCATGAAGCCGTTGAATGTGGATGATCCCGAGCTTCCGTTCGGAGCTATTACTCATCAAGTTCATGGTCCAGATGGCAAAGTAAGTTCGGTTATGAATCTTGTCGGAAGCAAAGTAGGATCGGGAGAAGAAGGGTCCTGGGATTCTTGGTCAAGAAATCTGCCTTCTCAGATGCTTTCGAAGCAAAGCCCGAACCTCGCCAAACAGCAGTTGACTGTGACCTTTGATCGTCGTAAAAATGAATTCGACGAGATCAAGTCGCTTACGAATCCAACGGTGAAGAAAGATCTACTTGTAAAGTTCGCAGATCAGACAGATGCCGCTGCAGTACATCTTAAAGCAGCTTCTCTTCCCAGACAGTCGACCAAGGTTATTCTGCCTGTTTCATCGATGAAACCGACTGAGATCTATGCTCCTACCATGAGAGATGGAGAACGTGTAGCTCTTGTTCGATTCCCTCATGGTGGAACGTTCGAGATTCCCGAGTTGACGGTGAATAACCGCAATCGTGAAGCGCGCAAGATGTTGGGTACTACAGCAAGAGATGCTGTCGGTATTCATCATTCTGTAGCAGAGCGTTTGTCTGGTGCCGACTTCGACGGAGATACGGTTCTTCTCATTCCTAATAACAGAGGATCGGTCAAGAGTACTCCGGCTCTTGAGGGATTGAAGGATTTCGATCCTATGGTCTACAAGATTCCAGAGCATTCGCCTATTCCCCGAATAACTAGTGCTATGAAGGGCGCAGAGATGGGTAAGGTTTCGAACCTTATTACAGACATGTCTCTTCAAGGGGCTAGCACAGATCAGCTTGCTCGTGCTATTCGCCATTCGATGGTTGTTATTGACTCAGAGAAGCACAACCTTGATTACCGCCAGTCTGAAAAAGACAATGGTATCCTCGCCTTGAAGGAGGAGTATCAAGGAGGAAAGCGGAGAGGTGCCGCTACCTTGATCAGTCGGGCTGGAGCAGAGGATCGCATTCCTCAAAGAAGACTTCGCCCTGCTAGTAGAGGTGGACCTATCGACCCGGCTACGGGAAAGAAGGTCTTTGAGCCCACCGGCTATACGATCATGGAGCGCAAGTCGAAGATAGACCCGGCTACAGGGAAGAGAGTGTATTACGAGACCGGAAGACCGAAGCTGGCCACCGAGAAGGTAGAGAGACTGGCCGTTACTGACGATGCATTCAAGCTTTCTTCTGGTACACGTATGGAGGTTATCTATGCCGAGCATTCGAATAAGCTGAAGGCCTTGGCTAATGAAGCTCGAAAAGAATCCCTCCCCCTCAAAGGAACACCCACCTCTCCTTCTGCGAAGAAGGTGTATGCAAATGAAGTGGCCTCTCTTGATGCGAAGATCCGCAATGCTGAAAGAAACGCCCCCTATGAGAGACAAGCCCAGCTCCTAGCAAACGCCTCTGTTGGTCAGAAGAGGCAGGCTAATCCAAACATGGAGCCTGAGGAAGTAAAGAAGATCAAGCAGCAAGCCCTCAATGAGTACAGGATTAGGACAGGAGCTAAGAAAGACAAGATCACTGTAACACCTAATGAGTGGAATGCTATTCAGGCTGGTGCTGTCAGCACAAGTAAGTTGGAGAAGATCCTTAAGAATAGCGACGCTGATACAGTTAAGATGCTAGCTATGCCTAAGCAAACCTCCAAGATGTCAGGCAGTAAGCTTGTCCGAGCTCGGTCTATGTTGGACTCTGGGTATACTCAGGCTGAGGTAGCAGATGCACTAGGCGTTGGCGTGACCACACTCAGGCTCAACCTGAATGAATAGGTGATCATGTCTAACACTGAATCAACACAAGCAATAGAGTACATGCTTACTACTGTTGACAATCCATTCAATCCTTTCACTCGCTTCGACGAGTGGTTAGCATATGACATGCGATTGGGTTACAATACTTTATCTTTCTTAGATAGGATTGCGAGGGTCTCACCCGACCTATCGGAGCCAGATCAGGCATTAGCTATTCAGAATGCAATAGATGAGATAGTCAGTGAGAATGTTTCTGGTATGTGGAGAAAAGTTTCAAGAGATTCAGCAATGAAGTTCGAAGCCCAGGCCGGTGTTTAATAGGGGTACACTATATGACCATGCCTACCCAGGTAGCGGGCATAGTGGTTGGTCAGTCAATAAGTAATAAAAGTTAATGATAATTAATAATAAATAAAAAGCCTACGTATACCACATGCCTACACTACCTATGGTGGTCGGAGAAAAATTAAATGAAAGAAAAAATTTCTAAAAATTTTTAGAAAAAAATTTTTAGAAAAAATTTGAAAACGTTTTTAGAAAATAATTTTTATGACGGGGGGAGGGGCCCCCTTTTGAAATACCCCCACCCCTAGCATCGCCCGGCTCCCAAAAATAGCCCCGGAGGGATTTTTCCAGCAAACATTCTATTCCTAACCGGAGTTTAAGTACGGAGGAACTATCCTCAAAGTAGATGAAAGTAGTTTTGAAGTCCGAACAAAAATCTGAGGGGTACTGGTTTTGGGCATAAAAAGGGAGGAGGTCGTGTGCCAGCCAGAAGAAGGAACCTAAAACTTGCCGAAACTAACCATAGACCCGCGACAACTCCCGAAGGTCGAGAGAATGAGATGGTTTCTTTGGCTCATGATCTTGCCGAAGAACAGATTCGTGCGGGAACAGCATCGTCTCAGGTCATCACGCACTTCTTGAAGCTCGGTTCGACTCGAGAAAGACTCGAACAACAGCGTCTAGCACATGAGAATGAGTTGACCAAGGTTAAGATCGAGGCTATCGAGTCTCAGAAGCGTACTGAAGAGCTCTACATGCAAGCGCTCACGGCTATGAGGTCTTATGCTGGGGATGGATCCGTTGTAGATGAAGAATAGAACTTATTCCGAGTTGAGACAACTGGAGACATTCGAAGAGCGCTTCAAGTACCTCGAGCTGAAGGGTGTTCTTGGATTCGTGACCTTCGGCTTCGACCGATGGATTAACCAACGTTTTTACAAGTCTCCGGAATGGCAACTAGTCAGAAATGCGGTCATAGTTCGTGACAATGGCTGTGATCTCGGGATTCCTGGCTTCGAGATTCATTCGGGGTTGATCGTTCATCACATGAATCCGCTGTCGGTAAGTGATCTGAAGCACAACGAACAATGGGTCATAGATCCAGAATTTCTGATAACGACATCGTTACAAACACACAATGCGATCCATTACGGTGACGAGAATCAGCTTCCTAGGGGCCCGATCGAAAGGAAAGCAGGCGACACAACACTCTGGTAGGTGTAAACGATGCCAGCAGTCGAGGGCGATCTTCTGGGAACGATCGGTGTGTTCCTTTCGGGAGCAGGTAGCTTACTCACAGCGTTTGGTGCGTTTCATTACGAACGTCGACGTGGCGAGAAGGAATGCGACAAGCGATTCGAGCTGTTCCGAGAGGGGATGAAGGTCGGAAAGGAGGCTTAATGAAGTGGGTTATAAGGCTATTGGCTGCTGGAAGTCTTCTCCTTGCCGCGACTTCTGGTTTTCTGGCCGCATCCACGTTAGCTCAAGGGAATGCGAGTGAAGCACGAACTGTAACAGTCAATCTAGCTACAGGACCAAAGGGAGACCCCGGACCACCAGGACCAAAGGGAGATACTGGACCAAAAGGAGACCCTGGGCCAACAGGACCGAAAGGAGATCCGGGTCCAGTGGGCCCACCGGGACCGGAAGGAACAGGTGGTGGTCCGTGCAAGGGAGCTCCGGCGAATTACGAGCCTGGATTCTTATTGATCAATGCTCCAGGTGGACAAGTCAAGATTTGGACTTGCCTAGAACCGAAATGAGGCTATTAAATGACTGAATGGTATGAAAAAGGTTATCCAGGCGGTCCAATGGTTGCGGTCAGGGGATTTCCGAGAGCTCTGTACCCACCAGATTCAGCTCCAGCATACAAACCTTCTGTAGATGGATCAGACGTCGAGGCGTATAAAAGAACTGTTAGTCGTGCAGGACGATGGGTTTGGCAACAGTTCGATCAAGCATTTAGCAACAGTTTTTCACATGGTAAAGGTCCGAATGTCAAAGATACTGGTGTTGCTGGTGTTCAACGGCAACAGGGCATCAAGGCAACGGGCTTCATCGGAAATGAAACATTCAATCTTCTTCGTTCGATCAAGATTCCTGATGGATTGCCGCATGCCGGAGAATACGCGATGGATGCGCATTCGGTTGAATTGATTAATGACGCTTTTGATCGATTCAAGGGAAAAGAGCCGAGCGATACTTCTACTTCATCAGCACAGGCACGGCTGGCCAAGGCTAAGACACAACTTGGAATTAAAGAGTCACCGCCTCATTCGAATCGATGCAAGTATACAGATTGGTATGGGATGGTTGGGCCTTGGTGTGCAATGTTCGTGACTTGGTGCGATGTAAATGGTGGTAAACCGGTGAAATCGTTCCAACGAGGAGTTAAATACGCCTACTGTCCGTACATTGTCTCTGATGCACGACTCGGTAAGAACGGATTGTCAATCACCAGCTCGCCAAAACCTGGTGATCTAGTTGTGTATGACTGGAGTTGGGACGGGATATTCGATCATGTAGGAATTGTGAAGACTCCACCAGATGGACGAGGTACATTCGAGGCAATTGAAGGTAATACTTCGATGCGTAATCAGTCGAATGGCGGCGAAGTTATGGATCGTACGCGCAACAAAGCTGATGGTCATATCGTTTTCGTTCGAGTAAACGAATAGAAAGGAAGACATGACAGCTCCGACACAGCCGGATCCAAGTCAGCCTCAGGATCCAACGCAAAATCCGACTCAGCCGCATCAGCCTGCTCCCACTACTCCGGGTCAGCCCGATCCACAGCCTGCACCGGGAACGGTACTCCCTGGCGATCGTCCGGACGATGATCCCAATCGTGAGCCGAGGACGGATCAGGAAGAGGGCGAGAAGTACGATGGTGGGGATATTCCTCAGACCGGAACCGAGGACAATCCCGACGAGAACCAGACCAACGAGTAATTAACTATTAGAACTGGGTGACTTAAATGGAAACGAGTATTCTCACTAGTACCAAGAAGATCCTCGGAATCGCCGAAGATTATACTGTGTTCGATCTCGATATCATCACCCATATCAACAGCGCATTCTCTACTCTCACCCAATTGGGTGTAGGACCGCCCCAGGGTTTCATGATCACTGATGCGTCTGCCAATTGGGATGATTTCGTAGCTAATGATTTTCAGTATAATTCTGTGAGGTCTTATGTTTTTCTTCGAGTTCGACAGCTCTTTGATCCTCCGTCGACATCATATCTGATTGCAGCAGTAGAAAAGCAAGTTCAAGAGCTCGAATGGCGTCTTAACGTGCATCGGGAAGAGACGGATTGGGTTGATCCAGATCCTCCTCCGGTTTATCCTGATTATCCGGATGGTCCGTATGGCGAAGTCGCTTAAGGAGGTAAGATGAGCGAGGAAGCACAAGAGAAGAGAAGAGAAACCGATCAAGAAGAAAGAGATCGGAAAGATCGTGAAAGAGCTGAAGAGGCTCGGGCTCGTCAGGTAAGACTCGGCGTTGTCTCGGAAGAGTCTCAGCAGCAGTCTCAGTCTGAAGAGCAATCTCAGCAGCCTCAATCCGAAGAGACGTCTGAAGAGCTGTCCGGAGAAGCAGCTCAGAGAGAAGCGGCTAGGCAAGCTCGACAAGCTCGACAAGCAAAGACGTAAGATGAAACCCTCCGAGGTCGTAGAGAGGGCTCTGTCTCATATTTCGGAGAAACCGTGGAGTGACTATTCGGAATCGGACTATACGTTAGAGCAATGGCACGCTGCATGCTTGATTCATCTGCACACTGGCCCGCCGACCTCGAAAAGTGAATGCAAGTTACCAGTCAAGACCCCTAATGGCGCATTGAATAGAAATGGTGTGCATGCAGCAGCCGCTGCTCTGGCTGGAGCGCGATCTCCACTCCAGGCTCCTCCCGAACAGAAGGCTAAAGCAGCTAGTGCTTTACGAAGGTACTACGCTCAACTGGGAGAGACTCCTCCTGATTCGCTGAAACAATCGGCTTTGACTGTCGTAGACGATATTCTAGAGCATCATGGTGTTCTAGGGATGAAGTGGGGACATCGCAAAGCTGAAGGTACGAGTGGCACGGGAAGTTCAGGAAGTAAAGCTTCAAAAACTGCAAATAAAGCTCCAAGCAGAGCCGAACGTCGTCACCAAAAGAGAGTCGCCAAGCTAGATAAAAAATTTGAGACAATTGGTACAAATAAAAGAGCGCAATACGAAGTAAAAAGACAAATGCATAACACTATTGCACCTATTGTGCAGTCCAAAGTTTACCAAATGAATGTCAAACCAGAATATGCTAAGGCTGCTGCGAATGGAAAGCTTAATGATCCAAATGATCCGGTTACAAAGAAGTATGTAAAAGAGTATAACAAGATGTATATCGATACGATGAATGATCTTCTAAAAGGTTACACTAATGCTTCTGGAACCAAAGTTGCTAGAGCTCATTTGAATTCAGAATCGTTTAATGGATTTGATATTCGTATCGAAAATGCTTCTCGGGTAAAGCATGCGGATGATTCAATGATTCTCAAGATCAAATACGTCAAAGATGACAAGGGTCGAATTGTCAAGGTTGAGGTAGTACCAGATGATATGGCGCAAAGTGCAATCGACGATGTTCTCGAGCATCATGGTGTAAAGGGAATGAAGTGGGGTGTTCGCCGGAAGGCTACTGTCGGTCCGCAAGAAGTTATCATCAGTGATAAGAGAAAAGGAATCAAAACTTCTGGTGGTGCAGGGCATCCCGCGCATCCTGACGCTGTTCGTGTACGTAGAACTGGGCAAATCGTAAAGAAGAGTGGCGTTACAGCTCTTTCTGACAAAGAATTACAGGACTATGCAAAACGATTGCAGTTAGAACAAAATGTCAAGCGTCTCTCTTATAGTGAAAAACCGCGAGCTGAGAGATTCGCTCGAAGAATTCTTGGACAAACAGGCCAGCAGACAGCTCAAAACGCAGCTAACGAAGTTGCATCACAGCAAGTCAAGAAAGCTCTGGTCAAAGCAGCACTTGTAGCCGCTTAGGAATGGGGGTTGGTGTGGGTCATGTCCAACGCTATTCACACAATTCCTGTTCCTCGGGGGATGAGTCCTGAACAAGCATGGGAAATGATCCAGCGTGGAGAGAGACTGAAGGATCTTCATCCACGTTGGGCATGCATAGAGACGGACGAGAAAGGACGTTTCCTACATTTACTGGAAGTAGACAATGATGATGACCAATGAGTCTCTCTAACACGGCGGTTCCGATCTATTACGGACAATTCCGTGATGCAGTTCTCCGTGGTGAGATTCCAGTAAACCGTGAGATCTCCATGGAGATGAATCGGATCGATTCGCTCATCGCTAATCCCAACATCTACTACGACGACCAAGCTGTAGAAGGATTTATTAGATATTGTGAAGGTGAGTTGACTCTTACCGATGGATCAGATCTTCATCTCCTCGATTCCTTCAAGCTATGGGCCGAGCAAATCTTTGGATGGTACTACTTCGTCGAGCGAAGCGTGTACGTACCTACCAAGGACAATCATGGTGGCCATTATGAGAAGAAGCTGATCAAGAAACGTCTCGTTCTTAAACAGTATCTAATAGTTGCTCGTGGTGCGGCCAAGTCGATGTATGCTTCGTTGATCCAGAGCTACTTCCTGAACGTAGATACTTCCACTACTCATCAGGTCACTACGGCTCCGACGATGAAGCAGGCAGACGAGGTCGTGTCACCCATACGCACGGCCATCACGCGCGCGCGCGGACCTTTGTTCCAGTTCCTGACAGAGGGATCTCTTCAAAACACTACGGGCTCCAGGGCCAATCGAGTGAAGCTGGCGGCGACGAAGAAAGGTATAGAGAACTTTCTCACCGGCTCGTTGCTCGAGGTTCGCCCAATGGCCATCAATAAGCTGCAAGGTCTTCGTCCGAAGATCTCTACTATCGACGAGTGGCTGTCGGGCGACCTTCGAGAGGACGTCGTCGGTGCTGTCGAGCAAGGAGCATCCAAGCTGGAGGACTATCTGATCGTAGCCATCAGCTCAGAGGGGACTGTCCGAGCCGGTTCAGGTGACACCATCAAAATGGAGCTGGCGGACATCCTCAAGGGTGAGTACCTGGCGCCTCATGTCTCCATCTGGCATTACAAACTCGACGAGATCGAGGAAGTTGCCAATCCGGCAATGTGGGTCAAGGCGAATCCGAATCTAGGAGCCACGGTTTCCTATGAGACGTATCAGCTTGATGTTGAGCGGGCCGAAAAAGCTCCAGCTTCTCGAAATGACATTCTCGCGAAGCGCTTTGGGATTCCAATGGAGGGCTATACCTACTTCTTCACCTATGAAGAAACCCTTCCTCATCGTAATAGAGAATTTTGGCAGATGCCGTGCGCCCTCGGAGCAGACCTATCTCAAGGGGACGATTTCTGTGCATTTACTTTCCTCTTCCCATTGGGTCGTGAGAAGTACGGAATAAAGACTCGCAGTTACATCACCGAGCTTACTCTGATGAAGCTCCCTGCCGCTATGCGACAGAAGTACGAGGAGTTCATCAACGAGGGTAGTCTTCATGTGATGCCGGGAAACATCCTCGACATGATGGAAGTCTACGAGGATCTCGATCGTTTCATCCAGACTTCCGAATACGATGTTCGTGCTCTCGGTTACGATCCATACAACGCTAAGGAATTTGTCGCTCGTTGGGAGGGAGAGAACGGACCGTTCGGAATAGAAAAGGTGATTCAGGGAGCTAAGACCGAATCAGTACCTTTGGGTGAGCTCAAGATCTTGAGTGAGGAGAGGCTTCTCATCTTTGATCAAGCGCTCATGTCCTTTGCGATGGGCAATGCTATCACTCTGGAAGATACCAACGGGAATCGCAAGCTTTTGAAGAGACGTCAAGACGAGAAGATTGACAATGTTTCGGCGCTCATGGACGCTTGGATTGCATTCAAGCTGAACAAGGAGGCTTTCGAATGATTCCTGCTAACCGTGCAATCACTGTAGGTGAGATTGCATTGGTTGCGATTGCAGTTTGTCTAATCATTGCTCTCATCTTCGGTTGGGGGTAACGAAGTTTGCATGTGAAGGGAGGTTAAGTGGCGAAAATTGGCGCGGCGTTGAAGCATGCATGGAACGTGTTTGCCAATCAGGAAGATCGACTCAAATCTCAGCCATTTTACTATGGCGGAAGCTTTTACGGAAGACCAGATCGCTCGAGACTTCGAATTCCTAACGAACGTTCCATTATCTCTTCGATCTATACGCGTCTCAGTATTGATGTAGCCTCCGTCGACATGCGCCATGTGCGAAACGACGATCAGAATCGCTATCTCGAGGACATTGACAGCGGTCTTAATAACTGTTTGACGGTTGAAGCCAATATCGATCAAGCTGCGCGCGCGTTCAGACAAGATGTCGCTCTGACACTTTTCGATCAAGGCGTCGCAGCGCTTGTTCCTGTTGATACTTCCATCAATCCACTCGAGACCGGCGGCTACGATATTTTGACGCTTCGTGTTGGTGAGATTGTCATGTGGTATCCCCAACATGTACGCGTCAGTGTTTACAACGAGGCGACAGGGCTACGCGAAGAGATCACTTTGAACAAAAGTATCGTGGCCATTGTCGAAAATCCGTTGTACTCAGTTATGAACTCTCCGAACTCTACTCTTCAGCGTCTTTTGTACAAGCTTCTCCTCTTGGACAATGTTGACGAGCAGGTTGCTTCGGGGAAACTCGACATCATTATCCAGCTTCCTTATGTGATCAAGTCAGAAGCTCGCAGACAGCAGGCAGAACAGCGCCGCTCTGACATCGAGTTTCAACTTAAGGGTAGTCAATACGGTATTGCCTATACGGACGGAACCGAGAAGATCACGCAGCTGAATCGTCCGGCCGAGAACAATCTTCTGAGCCAAGTCCAGTATCTGGTAGACATGCTCTACGGACAACTCGGCCTTACGCCAGAAGTCATGAACGGTACAGCTGACGAGAAAACTATGTTGAATTACTGGAACCGTACGGTAGAGCCTATTCTTACAGCGATCGTAGAGTCTATGCGACGTACCTTCCTGACCAAAACTGCTCGAACGCAAAAACAGTCAATTATGTACTTTCGAGATCCATTTCGGTTGGTTCCGATTGCGAACATTGCAGAGATTGCTGACAAGTTTACGCGTAATGAGATCATGACGTCGAATGAGATGCGGCAGGTTGTTGGCCTAGCCCCCCACAAAGATCCGAAAGCAGATCTATTGCTCAACAGCAACATGCCTGTAGCCAAAGCGACGCCTGACGCTGTTCTTAATGGACGAGCCTTGGTCGTTGATCCAAGATTAAGGAAGGACGTTCAAAATGGAAGTGGAGGCTAAGCCTGACTTCAGTGGTTATGCCACAAAGGCTGGTCTTAAGTGCTCAGATGGACGGACGATCATGCCGGATGCCTTCAAGCATCAAGACAAGGCTACCGTTCCGTTGGTCTGGCAGCATGTGCACAACGAACCCAGCAACGTGCTCGGTCATGCAATTCTCGAGCACCGTGAAGACGGCGTCTATGCCTACGGATTCTTCAACGAGACCGAACAGGGTAAGAACGCCAAGACTCTAGTCAATCATGGAGACATCAAGTCTCTCTCGATCTATGCAAACCAACTCACCGAGAAGTCGAAGCAGGTTATTCACGGCTTCATTCGTGAGCTGAGCCTCGTACTGTCTGGAGCCAACCCAGGTGCACTCATCGACAACATCTCTATTGCTCATGCTGATGGTGATGTGGTCACTCTCGAGGATGAGGCAGTGATCTACACCGGGTTGGAGCTTGAGCATGCAGATGGATCGTCGTCGAGCTCCACGGACTCTACGGATTCCACGGATTCGACTGACAATTCTCCCACTATTCAGGAAGTCTACGACTCGATGACTCCCGAACAGCAGGAAGTCGTCCACTATATGATCGGCGTCGCTCTTGAAAGCTCTGCTCAGGATTCTCAAGATGCTTCCCATTCCAGTGACGAGTCAAAGCAGGAAGAGCAGAAGAAAGATGCAGAGAAATCTGATGAAAAGTCAGACGCAGAACTAGTCCATCAGCAAGATGATAATAGTGAAGAGGAAGGACGACGCATGACTCGTAATGTCTTCGAGGAGCAGAGCGGAGGCAAGAACAAGGATGAGGAAAACGTTCTCTCTCATGATGCCGTCAAGGAGATCGTCTCCGAAGCTCACAGAAGTGGCTCCCTGAAAGAGGCCGTCGAGGCTTATGCCCTCAAGCACGGCATCGAGAACATCGAAACACTGTTTCCCGACGCCAGGGCTATCACAGATACCCCCGACTTCGACAGTCGTAGGGTCGAGTGGGTCTCAGGCGTCATCACCGGAACAAGGCACTCGCCCTTCTCTCGCATCAAGTCCATCGTCGCTGACATCACCCTCGACGAGGCGCGGGCAAAGGGCTACGTGAAGGGATCGCTGAAGAAGGAAGAGTGGTTCAGCGTCTCGAAGCGTGTCACGACTCCGAGCACGGTCTACAAGAAGCAGAAGCTCGATCGTGACGACATCATCGACATCACCGACTTCGATGTCGTGGTCTGGCTCAAGGCCGAGATGCGCCTCATGCTCGACGAGGAGCTCGCTCGTGCTGTTCTGATCGGTGACGGTCGCGATGTTGCCGATGACGACAAGATCAAGGATCCTGCTGGGGTCTCCGACGGTGCGGGTATTCGCTCGGTCCTCAACGATCACGATCTCTATGCGGCAACGGTCTTCATCGACGACAGTGGTACTTCGTCCGACATCGTGGACGGGATCATCGGAGCTATGGGGTTCTATAAGGGATCGGGATCTCCGACCATGTACACCACTCTCCCCATGCTCACGTCTCTTCTGCTCACTCGTGACACCATGGGACATCGCCTCTGGAAGACTCCGGCAGAGCTTGCGTCGGAGATGGGGGTCTCGTCGATCGTCACTGTCGAGCCCATGGAGAGCGAGCAGGATCTCATCGGCATCATCGTGAACCTGAAGGACTACACGATCGGCGCTGACAAGGGTGGCGAGGTCAATTTCTTCGACGACTTCGACATCGACTACAACCAGTACAAGTACCTCTTGGAGACTCGTGTCTCGGGTGCTCTCACGAAGATGCGTTCAGCCCTGGTCATCAAGAGGGCTGCAGCTGGGTCCTCGCTTGTCACTCCACAGAAGCCTACCTTCGACGGAACGACTGTGACAGTGCCTACCACGACAGGCGTCACGTATCGCGACAAGTCCACGGGGACGACGCTGACCACGGCATCTCCGACCTCGCTTGCCAACGGTGAGTCTCTCACGGTGGAAGCGGTTCCGAGCGGCAGCCAGTACTATTTCGCTAACAACGTTTCGGACGAGTGGACATTCACGAACCGGTCTTAAGGTAGGTCCTCTATGGCAAGATTCTTCGGTCGTATTGGCTACGGGACGTCAGTAGAAAAGGCTCCTGGCGTATGGGACGATGATATTGTCGAGCGTTCTTATTATGGAGATGTTATTCGCAATGCGAGAAACCTCCGTCAAGGGGATACGCTCAACTTCGATCTCAACGTACAAAATTCCATCAGCATTGTAGCCGACGCCTATGCCAATAATAACTTCTTCGCCATTCGTTACATAGAATGGGCGGGGGTTCTCTGGA